TGATTTAAGAAAACGTTGTCATTCGCTAACAAACACTGATCGTTATGATTATGATGATATTATAGTAGAAATTAATGGCAACCAATTTACTCAACAAGATTATAACATAATAGAAAATCTTTCAGCAATCATACAAGATTCAGGCGAAGTTGGAATGTTTCAATTGGGCAATTTAAAAATAACTATATTACACATACAAGACCTCGTAAAAGAACTCATTAACTGCCGGTAATCTCTTTTGTCATATATTTATACAAAAAGGGAGAATATATGGCAAAGTTTACAGACATTTTTAAAAATTCAAATGACTTTAATGAAAAAACTATTATTGGTTTTATGTCATTTGCAGTAATGACAATTGCAATGTTTGTCGATTTAATTACTGGTTACCTTGGTAGCGAATTGAAATTGAATGAATATATCTATAATTCATTTGTAGTTGTAACATTAGGTAGTTTAGGTATTGCAGGTTTAGAAAAATTTGCAGGTAAAGGAAAAGAAACTACTAACGAGGAAGAATAATGAGTTTAAAAAGTTTACAAGAAAAAGTAGGTGTTACTGCCGATGGAGCATTTGGTCCTGGAACATTGAAAGCTGCTATGGCTTATTACAAGTTAACACCAGTACGTGCTTCGCATTTCTTTGCTCAGACATCACATGAAACAGGTGGGTTCAAAGCATTTAGCGAAAACCTAAACTATTCAGCACAAGGCCTACAAGGCATTTTTGGAAAATACTTTCCTGGAACATTAGAAGAGTCTTATGCGCGGCAACCAGAAAAAATTGCCAACCGAGTGTATGCAAGCCGAATGGGTAATGGAGATGAAGCATCGGGGGATGGTTGGAAATATCGTGGCCGAGGTGCACTACAACTCACAGGAAAATCAAATTACAAAGCATTTGCAGAATATCTTAAGAAACCAGAAATATTAGATACTCCAGATCTAGTAGCAACTACTTATGCATTTGAATCTGCAATGTTTTTCTTTGATCGCAACAAACTTTGGTCGATTTGTGATCGGGGAGTTAATGATGCAGCTATACTAGCGCTTACCAAGCGTATCAATGGCGGAACTCATGGTTTAGAAGATAGAAAAGCAAAAACTAAAAAATATTACGAATACGTAAAATAATATTGAGGAAATTAGTATGAGTTGTTATACAAAAGAACAAATTGAAACTGCTGTTAAAGCCAAAGGATATGTTTGGTTTGAAGGTGCAAAAGATTTTGATGTAAATATTGTTGGAGTTAGAAACTCTGCAACTGGAAATAAAGTAACTAATGTATTTGATGATTGCATTACTGTTTCTTATAAAGAAGGCGGCGAATGGAAATCACATTGTTGGCCCGCTACTACAGACCCAGGTAAAAAAGGTATGTTGGAAGGTAAAGCGGCAGGCGGAGTTGCTCGTTTAGTTGAAGGTCAATACAGAGGCTCACATACTTTAGGTTTACATCAAGGCAAATATGAAGCATTAAGACAACAAAAGCCAGTTAAAGTTTATCGTGACGCAAATCGTGATATGACTTATGATGAGAATAAAATAGCTGAAGGAGTATTTGGAATTAATATTCACAAAGCAGGCGCAGATTCTACTTATGTAGAAAATTGGAGTGAAGGTTGTCAAGTTTTTAAAAAGGCGTCTGATTTTGAATCATTTATGACTATTTGTCGTAAAGCGGCAGCTATTCATGGTAAATCATTTACATATACATTAATTGAATCAGCAGATATTAAGTAATGAAAACAACTACATTAGCAACAGCGGGGATATATTCATTGGGTACGATTATGGCATTCATATGCACTTATTTTTTCAATTTGGCAATGTCAAATTCAGATCAATACTTGGCACTGGTTGGAGTAGTAATGGCAGATGGCTTCTTTGGTGTAATTGCTGGTATTAAACGAGAAGGATTTCAGACTTGCAAGGCACTTAAAGTTTTAAAAACTCTTGTAACATGGATTATCCTGCTTACAACATTGTTAATGGTAGAACAAGGATTTAAAGGGACTAGTTGGTTGAGTGAAACTATTCTAGTCCCTTTTATTGTTTTTCAATTGATAAGTGCACTTAAAAATGCTTCAATATCTGGGTTCATAGATATAGCAGCATTAAATACAATTCTTGATAAAATAGATCTACACAAAGGCGATCGTAAATAATTTGGAATACGTTTAATTATTCTTTATTATTTATTATGAACTACAAACATTTAATCTACGCATTTTTAATATTTTTATTTGGGCAAGTAATCGTTTGGGTTCAAACTAATGGCCCGCTAATATGGCCATGGGCGAAAACATATCGTTGGATATTGATGTTAGCAGGCATTCCTATTACATGGGCATTCATGGAAGCAACACGTTTTTCTGTCAGCGGGTTTTCAGGATTATTTTGGCCCGGTAGATTTTTATCATTTGTTTCTGGAATATTGATTTTTACTTTGATGACATATTTGTTTAAAGATGAAGGAATCAATATGAAAACAGCCGTATCATTAATATTAGCATTCTCTCTTATTTTAGTACAGCTATTTTGGAAATAGAGATATTTATAATAGATGCTAAAAGAATATCAAACACATAGTGAATTGAATCCTGCAATATGGAAAGATGGCGAACTACGGTCTGGACTTCATAAAAATTTCATGAAAATTGCAGAAAAATTTTATGAGTTTTTAGAAATCAATGCACCAATATTAGATGTAATTTTGATTGGTAGTAATGCAAACTATAATTGGACTAAGTATAGTGATATTGATTTACATGTTGTAATTAATTTCATGCAAGTTAGTGATAATTTGCATATGACAAAAAATTATCTTCATTTAAAAAAAGCAATATGGACTCATAATTTTCCTTTAAAATACAAAGGAATTGATATTGAGTTGTATGCACAAGATAAAAATGAGAATTTACATTCATCGGTTGGCATCTATTCTGTTATGCAACAAAAATGGATAAATCGTCCACAGCCAGATCTTATATCAATTGATGATGCATTAATTCAAATGAAAGCAGAACCATTTGAATATGAAATTACCAATCTAAAAAAAGATCATCCGAATTTAGAAAAAAGAATTCGAGAAATATTACTAAGGATACGAGAATTGCGCCAAGCTGGATTAGAAACAGAAGGCGAATATTCAATTGAAAATTTAGCATTCAAGTATCTCAGAAATAAAGGTTTGATTGAACATTTGAAAGAATTGTTGCAACAAAACACCGTACGACAATTAACTATTGAAAGTACGGATGCTGACACAGTAACTGATTTATTATCAAAACATATTATGCAAGAAAAACGTATGACTACGGAAGATTGGCATCATGTAATGAAACATACTAATGCAGTACAAGATGCAATGGGTCAATGGAATCATCCAGGTCAATGTACCATGATACCTAGCAATCAAATTACAATGAAAAATGTACCACATCAAGTTTTAGGTATCGATGATATGGGTCATATGCAACTAATGAAACCAGAACAATCATATCAATTTCCAGGTACTATGGTATTTGAAATACCTAGAACACCACAATGGCAAACAATGATGATTCAATTAATGAATAAGATTAAAAATGGAGCACGTTATGTCAAGTAAAGGTTTGGGTGATGATATTAAAAAAATAACTAGTGTAACCAAGTTAGATCAAATTGCAAAGCGTATTGCTCAAATTTTAAATGAAGATTGCGGGTGCGATGATCGACAAGAATGGCTAAATGAAAAAACTAAGAATTGGCCTATTTATAAAAAAAGGAATGTAAATGGCAGTAATAAATAAAACCGGTATTACTAATGGTGGTACAGTTCAAGCTGAACACATTACACGTGCAATCGATGCATTAAGCGGAGTAAGTACAGATACTATTATTGCAACTGGTTCTTTTAGTGGTTCATTAACTGGTATTGCAACGACTGCATCATTTGCAACGACTGCATCATTTGCAACGACTGCATCATTTGCAACGACGGCTTCATTTGTAGCAAATGCATCTAGTTTTCCATTTACAGGATCTGCTAGAATTACTGGTTCATTAGGTGTAACTGGTAGTTTAAGTGTTAATGGTCCATTAGCTGGTAATATAACGGGGTCTAGTACATTGATTATGAATTTGGGCACATTAGGCAGTTCGGGTAATTTTATTTTACCAACAACTCAGCCAAGTAGTCCGGCGCGCGGCAGTATATATTGGAGTTTTAGCACCGGTGTTTTGTATATTCATGATGGTTCGCAATGGCTCGCAAGCCCTGAGTTCACCGCAGGAGGATAGTAAATGAAAAAATTAAATGAATGTAGCTGCGGTTGCGGCGGAAACAGCGGATGTAATGATAACAATAGCAATTACATGTTCTTTGGCAATTTAAAAACAATCAAGAAATATGTAGATGCATTGTTAGAATTAGATCCAAATCAAGTTCAAGAAATATTGAGTGATGGACACGATTGGGCAGCAGATCATATTGCTACATCGAAAGATGATATTCAAGAGGTAGGCGATTTTTTAATGAATGAAATGCATCACGGATCGGAACAAGATTCATATAATATGCAACAACCTCAATTCGTTCCTGCTAACTTCAAGAATCATTTAAAACAATTGATGCCAGAACGCATTGAAAAAACAGAATCAGGATATTTTGCTACAACGGAAACTGGCAGAAGATTATCTAAACGTCCTAAATCTAAAAAAGCAGCATTAGCTCAATTGGCAGCAGTTGAAATATCAAAACATAAAAAATAAAGTTATATGGCATATTTAAATGCAAACATTCCAACTATTACATGTTATATACGAAATGAATTCATGTTTAATCACGAACGTGGACATGCAGAATTTACTTTAGCTGACGTGCATAGTGTAGCATCTATACAAAAAAGAACACCTCTCTTTGAGGCTTTTTTAGAAAATGGAGTTAATTGGACTCGAAGACCTATCCATGCATTTTGTTGGAAAAAGGATGCCGAAATTCTTCCTTTAACAGAACATGTATATTGGGATTGTTTTTCATCATATATTGATGTACAAATTAGAGAACGTTTATCTGGTTTACGAGCTGATTTAATTTCCATTACGGGTGTTAAACGGCAAGGTATATATATGTTTACATTAGATTGGTCTCATGAAAATAGAAATGTATTAGATACTAATTTCTCAGAAACCCCAGAACACAAATGTGGCCATGTATTCAAGATGGATAATGGTAACTTTTTTATTTATCCTAATAATAGAATCATATGGATGGATAATGCTTGGACATTTAAACGCATTGACAAAAATCCAGGATATAGAATTGATATGAATATCTATACCGTTGAAGGTAAAGGTGGTTTTGAAACTGACTATAATTATATAACTAATTTTACAACTCAAGATGACGAAACGGGAAATAATTCAAAACATACTTCATAATACTAATCTTCGTTTGAAACCATCTAAGGTTTGCTCTGGAGTTGGTTTATTTGCAATACGTCCGATAAGAAAAGGAGATGTATTACTACATGATGTTACTGCTGATACTATATTTATTCAGTGGACAGAACTTTCAGGTTTGCATGAAGATGTAAAATCATATTTAAATACAATGTGTAATTCTACATCTGACGGAATATTTTTATCTCGTACACCAAATAATATTAATTTAGCATATTTTGTAAATCATTCTGATTCTCCAAATGTTATTCACGATTTAACTTTAGATGAATTTGTAGCAATCCGCGATATTGAACGGGATGAAGAAATAGTTTGTATATATACTCAAGAAGAAATGTGGTAATATATTTATTAATATGAAACTAATGAATTTACTTTTTGAATCAAAAGATAAAAAAGAAACTTTTGAAACATTTGCTGACACTAGAGAAGCTGGTGCTGAGAAGATTGTTAACAATGCAAAGAAAAAAGGAGGCTTAGCTCTTTTAACATGGCATCATTTCAAAGTTAAACTTCCATATTATAAAAAAGCAGCTGCTGGAAAATTTAATTTAGATGAAGCTAAAAAAGAATATGATGTTACATATAAAAAAATATCTACATCCATGACACAAATTGAGTTTCAAAGAGAAGTAGGCCGATTAGAAGTTTTAGGTGAATTGATTATTCGTGAGACAAAAGGCAAATAATGATACGCCTTAAATCTTTATTGTTAGAATTTGATCTAAATGCTCCTGGCGAACTAGAAAAAGCTAAAGAAATTGTAAAAGGTTTACAAGCCCGCGGTTTTAGTTATACTGGTGCGGTAGCATTAGCTGGTAACATATCACATGAATCGGGTTGCGATCCAGATACCACTGAAGCAGGCGGTACCGGCGGTTATGGATTATGTCAATGGGATCCGGGCTATGGACGTAAACAAGCATTAACTGCATTTGCAAAACATATTGGAAAATCTAAAAGTGCATTATCAACTCAATTAGATTTCATGAAATGTGAATTAAAAAATGGTTACTTATGGTACGACAAACCAATACCTGGTATTGATAAAGCATTGATGTATTACAAACAAGAAGATGGTACATATAAAGGTTTATCAAAAGAATATGTTAAAAAATATGATCGTAGTATAGTATCTGGAGATATTGCAGCTAGTGCTGCAAATTTAATGGATAATGTTTTTAAACCAATACCAGGCAGCAAACAACAACGTATCGATAATGCTTTAAAGATTGACAAATTTATAAAAAGTAATGTATCATCTAATACAACTACAGCAAAAGATAATACATCTAATAAAAAATCAGATTCTAATTATACTATGTATCCGAATCCAGCAAAGCCTGGAGATGCAATTACAATAAAAGTATCATCTAACATATTACCAATTGATTCAATTGATATAAAAATTTATAAATTGTTTGGCCAAATGGTTGATGAGCATCATTGGGATAATGTACAACAAGGAATATTAAAATTTGAAGCGCCGGCGTCGCCAGGTACATATATTTTAATGATAAATACTAGTGATTCTTCTTTAGACCATGATCTTAAGTTAGTAATTACATAATAAGTAATAATATGATACGTTTAAAATCTTTATTAAATGAAGAATTAGCTACATATACATTATATGTTGATATGGGTGATGTGTTATTTAAAAAAATGAGTGCCGATGTAGGAGGTAATGGAAATAAAACTGAGTATATTGGCGCAGCACTTTGGGATAAAATAAAAAATTTAGATCCAATAATACTTTCAGCAGTAGGTACATCAAATCGAGTTGCCAATGAAAAGACTAAACGAGATCAAATTAATCAATACTTAAAACCAACACCTGATGTCAAATTTGTAGCAACCGGTATTAGTAAAAATATTTATGCAAATCCAAAATCTATACTTATTGATGACAGTTTAGATAATATTAATGCGTGGGAAATGAAAAAAGGTATTGGTATTAAACATAATCCTAATAATGTACAAGATACAATCAATCAATTAAAAAAATATTTTGATTTGGATTGATATTTAATTTTTCATATAATAAGTTATGGATCATAATTTCATAGAACGTTTATTTGTTGATTCTATCAACGTAATGGCTACTGATAAATGGGATTGGCCTGAATATTGGGATACTGAACGTAAAATGAAATTTTTAAACGAATCATTGCGTTTTGCAGAAGATCGCGAATTGTTTGAACAATGTGTAATAATTAGAGATGTCAAAGAAAGTTTACAAAAAATCTAACAAAGGACTTCATGAAGTAGTCTTATACAATGATGATCGAATTACATTTGATCATGTTGTAGATTGTTTGATGTCATACTGTGATTTTAATGAATTGCAAGCATATCAATGTGCAATAATAGTTGATCAAGCAAAACTGTGTGCGATATACGCAGATAGTTATGAAGAATGTATGCATGTTAGTAATATACTTAATCAATGTAAATTGAAAACTATAGTTAAAAAACAAGTAAAATGATTACATTTATTATAAAAATAAAAATTGGGTTGTTACATGCAACATATCATAGAAATATGAAACGAGCTGACAAAGCCCGCGAATCAAGAGACATCATAAATTTTAAAAAATATATCTATGCAGCAGAAGATGCATGGCGTAAAATAGTTATACTAACAAATAAAATAAAAACAAATGGGTAGAAAATCTGCACACACTGGCGAATCGCCGAAGGATCGTTCAATTAACATTATGGACAAATTCATATCAAAGAATATGAATAAAGAAAAACATTTAGTACGTAAACCCGGTATCAGAAAAGATCCAGATCTTCCAATTCATATGTGGCCATTGAAAGATCAAATTGAATATTGGGAGAATCGAACCGATGCTGATAGATTTGATGATGCATTTCCAGTTTATTCATTTTGGATTGCTGAAGTTCAAAAACAATCTAAAGTGCATTCATCATTTTTTAATGATCAAGCAATTAAATTAAAATCAATGCTTTTAGAAATGTATGATACAAAAACGATGCCTCGCGATGCTGTGTCAGAGCTTCGTAAACATGGAGTTTATTAATGGCAGATAAACAATATAAGTATGTATATGGTATAGGCAAAACTGCTTTAGATATACCAGAAAGTGAAATTCGTTATGCAATGGAAAATACAAAGTCTAATGCAGAAGCCGCTCGCTTTCTTAAAGTATCATTTACTACTTATAAAAAGTATGCTCGATTATATACAGATCGAGATACTGGTAAAACATTATATGAGCTACATAAAAATCAATTTGGAGTAGGTATCCCTAAAGATGTTCAGAAAGCATCAAAAGGTATCTACTCTATTGATAATATATTGTCAGGTAAGCATCCTAACTATCCTTCTTGGAAACTTCGAAATAGATTATTGGCATTAGGAATCTTTAAAGAAGAATGTGCAAGTTGTGGTTATTCAGAACGAAGAATAACAGATGATACAGTGCCATTGAAACTAGATCATCTAGATGGTGACGAAACTAATCACGTTGTTGCAAATTTACAAATGCTTTGTCTAAATTGTTATTATCAACAAACAGGTAATCCGTATAATGAAGAAAAAGAAAAATATTGGAATTACAATTTACTTGAGTGATATTTATTAATATGATACAGCTAGTAAATTTACTCGATGAACAAAAATTCAAATCTCAACAACAAGTAAAGCAAGAAGCTGCGAAAAAACTAGCACAACAAATATATGATTCAAAAGGTATTTTTTTAGATAATGAAAAGGGAGCATTAAGCTCTATAAAACAAATATTATCAATTGAACAATATAAACTAGTTAATAGAGAATTGCAGAAATTAACAGGTAATCGTGGATTAGGAGAATATCTCCACGAATTCATGGATTTCAGAGACTTATATAAAGTAGCTGAACATTTAGTAAAAGTATTACCTCAAAAAGATTGGTTCTGGACAGTTAAGAAAGTTTTTACTTGGGAAGACTTAATCGAAGAGATTAGTTATCGGCGCCCGGGCGCTGCAGGAATGGTTCCTAGTAGTAGCCGAAGACCATCTGAAGCTCAGACATTGCAAATGTTATTTAACAATTGGGCATCGAAAAAAAATTCAATAAAAAAAGATTTGTTGTATAAAATGTTAATGGACCCGGCGTTGTACGCGCCATATACAACTAATTTATTATCAGCATTTAAATCTCATGAAATGCACGCTGGAATTGAAAATGCAGCATCATTACTTTATTTTGCTGGCCCGGTTGGCATTGGCTTAGCTAGTTTAGCCATGACAGCTGATGCAAAACTTTATTGGGATGAAGGAAATAAATTTGGAGCCGGCGTTTCTGCATTTTTTGCAGCATTACCATTTATTAGTCGTGTTGTACAAAGAATTCCTGCAGTACAAAAATTTAAAAGGGCAGCGTTAGCAAAATTAGGTGCAAAGATTTCAAAATTTAAAAGTTTTAACAAAACAGGATCCTTTAAAAGTATTACTGAGAAAGAATTGGCATCTTTACCGGATGACGAAGCAAATCTAATTAGACAATTTCAACAACATGAAAAGTTTTTATATGATTCAGTAAAAACACCTGCTGAAACATGGAAAGCTATTCTTAAAGATCCAAAACTTCAAGCATATAAAAAATCGTTAACACCTGAAGAATGGCAGTCTGTACAATCTGGAATATTTAATGGTAAATATACTTACCAAGATATAAAACAAATGGCTGAAAAGAAATTTGCTGCGCAAGGCTTAGGCATCACTGCTGGAATTAAATTTTCGCCTACAGAATTACAAAGTTTAGATCAAATTGCAGATGATGTATTTAAATTAAGTCAAAAAGGCTCGCCAGAAAATTGGTATGAAATATATTTTAAAACATATAACATAAAAAATGCAAATGTACGAGCACCAATGGCTGCTAGATATGAATTTCCTAGTCCAACAAATATAGGACAAAAACATACTAAAATTCTGCCAGGCCAACCCCGTATGATAACACGAGATGTTAAAGTACATATGGTAACTTTATCTAGGGCTGAAACTCTCGGCGAGAAAACATCACGCGGTTGGGCAACCGATGCTGGCGAAATATATATGGTACCTGAAAGATTTATGACTAAATCTGGTACAATTAATAAACAACAATTCAAAAGTGTATTAACTCACGAATTAGCCCACATAAAAGATCCTGCTATTACGCAAAGTAAAAAATTAAATGTATCATATGATCCGCGCGCGGGGATGCGTTGGACATTCCAACCAGATGCTAAAAATCCAACAAAAAATTGGTTTAAAAACTATTATTTTCATGATTTTGAACAAAGTGCACTTAGGCCACAGGCATTAGAACAAATTGTATATGGAACAAATAAATTAGCTAAAACTGCAGGTAAGAAAAAAACTTTGCAAGTTTTAGATGATGCAATTAAATATTTTACAACAGACAATTCAAAGTATTTTACTAATGATGTTCGGAAATTACTTTTTAGTAAAACTACGTCACAATTTGGTACAAATCGATCTACGGAGACATTATTTAATACGTTGCATGCAAATTCTCCGAAACAATATAAACAACTAGTATCTCAGATAGTAAAACAATTGCGATCAAATAAAAGTGAAATACTTAAAATGAAAAATATAGCTGACGGTGTTATTAAACTAAAAGATTTATTATGATATCATTAAAAAAATTAATTGCAGAAGGCCGTTATGATGGATTAGTTACTAAACTATCAAAAACTTTGCTACATGTAATTAAAGATAGTTTTGCATCAAAAGATGATCCGGAAGGTTTCTTCGGCGGCGAAAAAATTTATTTTAAACAAGGCGAACCAGTACCCAATATAGAAGATCCGGCTGCATTTGATAACATATATTTTGAAGAAGTAGAAAATACAGATATCCCGGTTGAATTTTATTTAGAATTAAAAATTCAATGGATTGAAGGTTACAATGACTTACATGTAGGAGGTGATGCGTATAATAATACAAAACGACACTCTGATGAATTGCCGCTTATTGAAATTCGTTTCAAAATGGATCCTGCAGAATATCCTAAGTTATTATCAGAAGTCGCAATGGATTTGCGAGACACGCTTCGTCATGAAATTGAACATATAACACAATCGGGGTGGAATACAATTGATAGTAAATTTATTCCATCAGACCAAGCTGTTCGATCTAAAATAGAAGCAGGCGCATTGCCCCCAGCTCGATATTTTACATTGCCTAAAGAAATAGATGCAATGATTCAAGGTTTATATTTACGAGCTAAAAAAACAAGAACTCCATTTTCTAAAGTTGTTAACGATTATTTAGATATATGGGTGAATAACAAATCAATAACTCCGGAAGATAAAACAAAAATTTTATCAGTATGGAAAAAACGTATTCCACAATTAGGAATTCGACAGGAGGTACAATGATTAAACTTCAAAATTTGATGAATGAAGATTTACGTCGTTGGGTTAAAGAAAAATGGGTAGACCAACATGGTAGACCTTGCGGCAATGACAAAACTAAAGGTGTAAAGAAATGTCGACCTAGCAAAAAAGTTTCTTCAGACACTCCGAAAACTTGGAGCTCATTTGATAAAAAAGAAAAAGATGCATTAGTTGCTCAAAAACGTAGAGTTGGAATGGGTAAACGTACTCCAAAAGCTGAAACTGTTATTGATGAAGAGAAAAAAGCAAAACGAGATGCTTGTTATCGCAAAGTAAAAGCTCGTTATACTCGCGATGGCGGTACATGGCCGTCGGCATATGGTTCATTAGCACTTTCAGCTTGTAGAAAAAAAGGTGCAAAGAATTGGGGTAAAAAATCTAAGAATGAAGAAATAGAAGAAAATTTTGCTGATGGTAAGAATCCGGGGCGTAAAGGAATATCTAAACGAGTTGGAGTGAGTCAAGAAATGTCAATTTCGCAATTAGAAAAAATTGCAAAAAATTCCACAGGCGAACGACAAAAAATGGCTCAATGGAATCTTAACATGAAACGCGGAAGAATGAAAAAGGAAAATATGGAAGAAATGTCAATCTGTACAGAATGTGCAATTGCAATGATGGAAGACATCAAAGCAGGTAAATTTGATGTAATTACAGAAGCAGAATATCAAGGACGCAAAGTACAATTAGGTAAACCAATGCGCGGCGATGTTAAGAAATTCAAAGTCTACGTTAAAAATGCTAAAGGCAACGTTGTAAAGGTTAACTTCGGCGACCCTAATATGAGAATACGTAAGAGCGATCCAGCACGTAGACGTTCGTTTAGAGCAAGACACCGTTGTCATACTGCCAAAGACAGAACATCTGCAAGATATTGGTCTTGCCGTAAGTGGTAATTTGGATCTTTGTATCCTTTTTCCTATAATAACATCATGGAAAAGATTGAAGTAACTATGCAGGAAATTTGGCAGGCAACGCGGCCTGTGGTGCATAAGAACAAAAAATCATATACACGCAAAAAGAAACATAAAAAAGTTGACGAAAGATTGGATTCTTAACTCTTATTTCATATAATATAGAAAATAAAGAGTTATGAAAAACAAGAAAATTGGAGTGCCAACCATTGTCAACGGCAAACAAGTAATCATCGAATTTGGTACTGATAAAGATATAACGGCGTTGTTCCGTCCTATCATGATTCAGCACGCATTCAATAATGACGAAATTCTTTTATTTGATGAAGAATCGGGTCGCGCGAAGCGTATGAATAAACAAGGCCTAGAATTAGAAGATTTACCTAAACCCCAACCAGAGTCGTCAGTGAAAAAAGAACTTGATCCAGTAATGCAACTTATTCAGAATGCTCATAAGATCAAACCTGCAACATTAGAAATGTCTGATGTTAAATGGAAATATTTAGTTCGTTCAGCAGTTCGCGGAAAAAATATCATGATGGTTGGGCCTGCAGGTTGTGGTAAGACACAAGCAGCAAAGGATCTTCCTAAGGCAACTAATCGTCCTTTCTTTTATTTTAACTTGGGTGCAACTCAAGATCCTAGAGCGACGCTTATTGGTAACACTCACTTTAAAGATGGACAGACAACATTTGATGAGTCTGCATTTGTAAAAGCAATTCAAACCGAGAATGCAGTCGTGCTTTTAGATGAGTTATCTCGTGCGCATCCAGAAGCATGGAATATCTTAATGACAGTATTAGATGAAGGTCAGCGTTACCTTCGACTTGATGAAGATATCAATGCACCGACTATTCACGTTGCACAAGGAGTATCCTTTATTGCTACAGCAAACATTGGTACGGAGTATACATCGACCCGAGTATTGGACCGAGCATTAATGGATCGTTTTGAAATCATTGAGGTTGATATCTTGACTCTTTCTCAAGAAGAAGATTTATTGTCTCGTCGCTTTAAAGATAATGTATCGTCAGCTCTTATCCACGCAGTTGCTGATATTGCAGATGCAACACGCAAAGAATGGAGATCGGAAGATGGTAAACTTACCACAATGGTATCAACTCGTATGACAGTTAGATTGTGTGAATTGTTAGCAGATGGGTTTTCGCTTACAGAAGCAGCAGAGGTAGCAATCCTTCCTTTCTTTGATGCATCGGGCGGAACGGATTCAGAACGTGTTTTCGTTAAACAAATTATCCAGAAACATATGGCTACGGAGATGAATGACATCTTCAATGCAGCGGATGTAGAGACTGAGGAATCTAATTCTCTTTAAATTTTTCATAGCTCAAAAGAGGGTGGCAGAAATGTCGCCCTTTTTTACTGTACAGGTTGGATACTTGAATTTAATTTCTTATAATATAGAAAATAAGAGTTATGAGTATTATCGATAAAATATTAGGCGGCAAGTATAAAGACACTCAAGCATCAAGCTTTTGGCTCAATGATGATTTTGATACCACTTTCAAATCAGAAACAGGTATTGACTATACCAAGTTAGCTGCAACGCAACGTGCAATTGGTAACTTTGTAAATATTGTTACCGGTCGTGCAATTCCAGTAGTATTCCAAAGTAGTGATAATAGTTACACCGACGGCGAAAAGGTTGTTATTGGCACTAAATTAGATGGCAAGAATTTTGACCCTGCAGTTGGATTGGCATTACATGAAGGCTCGCATATTGCACTCACAGACTTTTCGCTATTCAAATCCGTAACAGGCGGTTATACAAGCTATTTAGGTAATACTAAGATGGCTCAGATTTGTCAATATTCAGGTATTGATCCGGATATGACAATGACTGAACGCGATTATGCAGTGGTCAAGGATCTACTCAATTGGATTGAAGACCGGCGCATCGACTTTCACATTTACAAGACAGCTCCAGGTTACCGCATGTATTATGAAGCAATGTATGATGCTTATTTCAATGATAAGATTATTGATAAAGCTCTTCGTAATGGTGAAAAGACACAGGAGACTTGGGATGATTATTTCTTTCACATCATTAACTTCACTAATCCTAATCGCGATTTGAATGCACTCGGTGCTTTGAAAGCTATTTGGAATACTATTGATCTTCGCAATATCAATCGACTTAAAACTACCGAGGATGCTCTTCGAGTTGCAATTGAGATTTATAAGCAGATCAAAGCGGCAGTTGCAGCAACACCTGAGCAAGCACAACAGGATGATTCAGATAATGGTGATGGTTCACAAAGTGACAATAATTACGAAGGTACCAACAAAGGCAGTGGCAATGATGATGAAGATTCAGAAGATGATGAAGATTCTGAAGGTGATGGTGATGAAGGAGATATCAATTCCAAAAATGCTTCGACATTATCTCCATCCGAGCAAAAGAAACTTGACAAAGCTATTGAGGCACAACGCAAGTTTGTTAAAGGCATTTTGAAAAAGACAGGTCGGTTGACTAATGCGCAAGCCAGCATTGTAAAAGCAATCCAAGAATCAGGCACCGAGACGGTACAAGTAGCTACTGGTGCTGGCAATGCAGATATCATTGATGCAATTGTTATTCGCAAATTGACTCCTGCTATCATTACAGCAATGCCGAGACTATTTGCAAACTATGCTGCAGAATACATAAATGGTACCCTAGACTTTAATGATGACATTAATCGTGACTCATATTATTCAAGAGACATTCGTAAGAATCAAGAAGCAGTTGATCGTGGTTTGGTATTAGGCAAGCAACTTGGCAAGAAGCTGCAGCTTCGTAATGCAGATCGCAGTTTGAAAAGCACTCGACTTGAATCAGGTAAGATTGATCGCAGATTGATTTCACAGCTTGGCTATGACAATGCAAATGTATTCCATCGCATTGTAACAGATCGTTTCAAGAATTATTTCATTCACATTTCAATTGATGCATCAGGCTCAATGGATGGTTTGAAGTTTTACAACTCAATCACGTCAGCAGTAGCAGTTGCACAAGCAGCTTCCATGACGACAGGTATCCGAGTGCAAATTTCACTACGAGGCACTGACTCACAAAGTGGTAAAGAGCGTTGTGTTACTGTGTATGCATATGACTCTGCAAAAGACAAGATGAGTAAGATTCGCAACATGTTCCGTTACTTGGATTGCTTTGGTTGTACTCCAGAAGGATTGTCTTTCAAGAGTATCGAGAAGTATATCAAGGCTGATGCAAAAGGCGATGAGTGTATCTTTGTGAATTATTCAGATGGTGCTCCAACCAATGTATATGGTTGTGCTCAATATTATAATGGTGTTAACTTCACGCGTCGAGTTATCAATAACTTCCGTGAAAATAATATCAATATCATAAGCTATTTCATCACATATGATTCGAATAGTCACTACCATGAATCAGATCGTGAAATGTTCCAAAAGATGTACGGTATGGATTCGGAGTTTATTGATCCAAAAAATATGTTGCAAGTATCCAGAACATTGAATACAAAATTCTTGGAGATTGCTCAATAGTTATATATATTATAAATAAAAGTTATAAAAAAGGATAAGTAAAGTTATGGCAAAACAAATTGAATTTAATTCAGATGCTCGTGCTAAATTAAAGGCGGGAGTAGATGCATTAGCAGATGCAGTTAAAGTCACATTAGGACCTAAAGGTCGCAATGTAGTAATCGGAAAAACATTTGGTGTACCCCACGTAACAAAGGATGGAGTAAGTGTAGCTAAAGAAGTAACACTTAAAGACCCTATCGAAAATCTTGGTGCTCAAATGGTTAAAGAAGTTGCATCAAAGACAGCAGACAATGCAGGTGATGGAACAACTACAGCAACCGTATTGGCGCAGTCACTTGTCACAGCAGGTCTTAAGAGTGTGGCAGCAGGAGCAAATCCAATTGATTTAAAACGAGGAATGGATAAAGCATCTGGTGCTGTGATTGCTAATCTTAAATCAATGTCACAAGAAGTAGGTATTGATGTTGAGAAAGTAAAACAAGTTGCAACAATTTCTGCAAACAATGATGAATCGATTGGTTCACTTATTGCCGAGGCGATTCGAGTAGTTGGACGAGATGGTGTGATTACTGTAGAGGAAGCTAAGGGTACTGAAACTGAAATCAAGACAGTAGAAGGAATGCAGTTTGATCGCGGTTATCTTTCTCCTTATTTTGTAACTAATCAAGAAAAGATGACGGTCGAAATGGATGATCCATATATCTTGTTAGTTGATGGCAAAGTATCTTCAATGAAAGAGTTACTTCCTATCTTAGAGCCAGTAGTTCAAACCGGCAAAGGCTTATTGATCATTGCAGATGATGTAGATGGCGATGCATTAGGTACATTGGTTGTTAATCGCATCAGAGGTGCATTGAAAATTGCAGCAGTCAAAGCTCCAGGCTTTGGAGATAAACGCAAAGCAATGCTTGAAGATTTGGCTATTTTAACGGGCGGTACTGTTGTTTCAGAAGAGACTGGATACAAGTTATCCGAAGTTAGTACAGAAGTGTTAGGTACTTGCGAAAAGGTTGATATTAGCAAAGATAAGACAACTATTATCAATGGCTTTGGTGAAGCAGATGCAGTGGCGAAACGCATTGAACAGATCCGAGTTGAAATTGAAAATACAACATCTGATTATGAAAAAGAAAAACTTCAAGAGCGTTTAGCTAAACTTGCGGGTGGAGTAGCAGTATTGTATATCGGCGCTGCAACTGAAACTGAAATGAAGGAAAAGAAAGACCGAGTTGATGATGCATTGGCAGCAACACGAGCAGCAGTTGAAGAAGGTATTGTTCCGGGCGGCGGCGTTGCTTTGATCCGAGCTATTGAAAATTTAACAATTGATTCAGTAAATGAAGATGAACGTTTAGGTGTTGACATTGTTAAAAAAGCATTAGAAGCTCCATTGTATCAAATTGTTAGCAATGCAGGTGGTAATGGTGATGTAGTAGTGCACTTTGTCAAAGAAGGTCAATCAGCACATGGATATAATGCTCGTACCAATGAATATGGCGATATGATTGAAATGGGTATTGTTGATCCAACCAAAGTAACCAGAACGGCAGTTGAAAATGCCGTATCAATTGCTTCAATGATTTTAATGACAGAATGTGTAATTGTAGATGAGCCTTCAGAAGAAAAAGAAGCTCCGATGCCAATGATGTGATGAAAAGATACAGTACTGCAAAACATAATTTCCAAGTAGGACCAGTAGAGGATATTCACCGGTCCTTGGACATTGTTGAACACGTGTTACATGAAGCACGAGATTTAGGATGCGAAACATATGTAGTAACATATGCGTTAAAAGCAATGAAAGACGATCCTAAACTGCAAATTTCGGATGCAATTGTTATGGCAATAGAAGGGTGGCTGAAATGAGATCGATATATTGTCACGGAGATAATGCATACATTATCAAAGATCAAAAACCAATCAATCATTTTGCTAAACGATTAGATGAAGAACCTAATATGGAACATGTACAATTGTATATGCAATGGCGAGAATGTGATCATGTATTAAGATCAGATACTCACTTTATGTTTTGTGAAACTATACAGGATGCTGAATATGAAATGGACATCGATAGTATTGATTAGCGGTTGGATTATAAGCCTAATTTGGTTAGGATATCATTTATATAAATACATGATTCACGATGAAGATTAAATTTTATTTACATACCGTATGGGGCGGTCGTTTCAAACAACTGGCATTGATTCCTACCGTATTCATAACGAGTAATAAATTCGAAACAACTAAATTCTTAGTAATCAGCATTAGCTTTTTAATGTGGGACTTTGGCATATCATTTTACAAAAAAATATGAAAAACATAGAACATGATTACCTCAAGCTACTCAAAGACATTCTAGACAATGGAGTAGAGAAGGCAGACAGAACAGGTACTGGTACTAGGTCAGTGTTTGGAAGACAGATTCGTCATGATATGAGTTTAGGTTTTCCACTACTCACAACAAAGAAAATGGCTTGGAAAAGCATTGTAACTGAGTTATTGTGGTTCTTGCGAGGTGATACTAATATCAAGTATCTCGTTGATAATAATTGTCATGTATGGGATGGTGATTGTTTTGCTAACTACATAAAAAATAACCCAAACGCAGATGAACAAATGATTAGCGATGCTGGTCAGATGGTAAATATAAAAGAATGGTTCATTAACAAAATCAAAACCGATAATGAGTTTGCTAATAAATTTGGTGAATTAGGACCAATTTATGGTAAGCAGTGGAGAGCTTGGAGTTTCCCTGAAGTTAATGGATACTTTGGCCCAATTGACCAAATCAAAATTCTTATTCAATCACTCAAAACAAACCCAAACTCTAGACGGTTAATGGTATCAGCTTGGAATGTAGGAGAGTTACATCATATGACACTTCCACCTTGTCATTATGGATTTCAAGTTTATACAAGAGAGTTGAGTGCTAAAGAAAGAACTGCTTTAGGATCTAATGGAAGCACTAGACTATATGAATCTATTAAAGAAGGTAATTACGAAACAATTGATGCTGATACTGAAATGCATAAAGTTTGTGATGAAGCTGGAATACCTAAACGAGCAATCTCTCTAATGTGGAATCAACGCTCAGTAGATACTCCATTAGGTTTACCTTTCAACATTGCATCATATGCTTTATTATTAGAGTTATTGGCAATGGAAACTAATATGGTTCCTGATGAATTAGTAGGTAACTTAGGAGATTGTCATATTTACTTAGATCAAATTGATGGAGTGAAAGAACAGCTAACAAGATCGCCGATGTTATTAGGCAAACTTATAATCAATAATGAATTCTGGAATCCAGATGCCAATGTATTTGATCAACAAGATATCAGACCCAGAGACTTTTATGTTGAAGGATATGAATCTCACCCAGCAATTAAATTCCCTTTATCAAATTAAAAAAATATAAGTTATGGAAAATTTACAAATCAAAATTACAATCACCGATGGTGAAAAAGAAGCAAACGCAACAATTGGTCTTAATGAATACCAATCAATAAAAGAAATGCATGGTATCAGTATGCTGGATGAACAGGTGGATATTTTATTAGAGCAGATTAAAAAATCAATCACACCCAACCATTAAAGCACCTTTATCAAATTAAAAAAATATAAGTTATGACAACAGAATTAACAAAAAAACTAATGAGTATTTGTGCTCCAAATGCTCCACTTGAAAACAACCACAGTTTAGATAATACTTTCGGTATTGATAATCTAACAGAA